CGAACGAGCCATCAGCTTGACGATGTTGGTTGCAGCAGATGCTGCCTGGGTGCCAGTCTGGCCAACCAAGTCAGACACATCGATGTTGCAGATGCGAACGACATAGCGCCAGTCTTTCACGACCAAGCCATTTTTCCACTGGTAGCGAGTTGCAAGAGCCTGCAAACGAGTGCCGTCGCTGTTGTAGACGGTTTGCTCGCCGAGGTCTTCATGGATCAAGCCAGCTTTTGAGCCTTTAGGGAAAGGGCAATACACAGTGTTGTCACCCCAAACCACCAAGTACACAGAAGTGTTGTCAGAGCCAGAGCCGCCAGCGCTCAAGATGTTCTGTGCGTTAGCAGCAGACAAGCTCGAGTAACGTGCAGCCAAGCCAAGGAACTGCTTCGGATCAACGCCAGGGTTGCCGTAGAACAGAGTCGTAGCTTGAGTCTGGTTCATTGCTTCCAAGAACGCGGTGTCTTCCGACAAGCGGAATTGAGCCGTGTTGCCATTGAGCATGGCCAAGTCTTTGTCCACTTCGGAGCGAGCTTCCAAGATACCGCAAGCTTCGTCCACTTGTGCAGTGGTCGATTTGCTCGACGGAATACCTTGGTTCAGAGCGCGCCAGTAAACAGTAGGCAGGCCAGTACGAATGACAACGCGGTCGCCGGTAGGCAAGTTGCCTTCCTTGAACACGCAGTCTTCGAGGACTTCGTTGGACTGCGAAAGCAGTTCGGCAACGATAGGAACCCGACCGTCCGGGTCGGTGCGTTTGGCCCAGTCGGCCAGGGTGAGGTTGCTAGTTGACAAAGTAGTCATGGTTCATTTCTCCATTAGGATTGATTGCTATACAAAGCGGATGCTGCGTCATTGAAACTCTTTGGACCAGGTGCCTTGGCACCGCCTGAAGTTCCGCCAACGAAACGATCCTCGCTGATTGCCTTACCCGCCCTGAACATAAACCGAATCACTTCGGGGTTATTGCCCAGGCCGGACTCATTTAGCAGCGAGCGAAGTTCAGGTGTGCCGAATGCGTCCAGTGCTTTCTTGGCCACCGCAAGGTTTTCTGCCAGCTTTTCGCCGCCATATTCCCTGTCGGTTTGTGCCTGCTGGGCCCAATCGCTTCTTACCTGTTCAATGACCTGTTGCTGGCGCTCCTGAATTTTGGGAGCCAGCTTGTCGATCATCTTCTGCGCCGCGTCCTGGGGTAGATCCAATTCCTTGGCAATGTCCGAAAATGAATTGATCACTTCGGGGTCGAACTCTTTGCCTTCTGGGGCTTTAAATTCGTACGCTTCCGGCGCACCGGTCGGCTTGCCCTCGGTATTGCCAGCCGCCTGCCCGTCCTGGGTTGCTTGCTGGTTCTGCCCGTTGGTCGCTTGCTGCTGCGTCCCTGCTGGCGCGGCATCCGTCGATGCGTTGTTCGCAGGGGGTTGCGATGAGGCTTGGCCTTCAGTGGTCGTTGCGGCTTGATCCGTCATCAGCATTTCTGTCATTCGTGTTCTCCTTTACCATTTGTGGGTACAGCTCTGGGCATAGAGCGTGAATCATTGCCAGCGTGCGATTGCCATAGTTCCTGTTACCCTCCGCAAACGCCATTTGCATTGCATTGGTGTTGAACGATAGCCGGAACACACCGGACTGATCCAGAAGCCGCCATACTACACGGCGGCCCCTCTTACTGCCCATGAGCCACTTGAGATCGGCCTCTTCGTTTTCCTTTGCCAGGCGATCGCGGACCTCTCGGTCTGTCTTTGCTTTCTCCTGTGCCCGGATGTCGATCGGGTCAAATTCTTTGCTCATGTTGTCAATCTATCCACGGTTCGTATTGATACGGGTACCATCAAGCTCCCACCTCATCCACCGTCAAGATTACCGACGGAGTGGCTGGGCGTGTTGGGCTGGTTTGTGCCGGGATGGCTTGAATCGATGTGCCTATGTGCGTGGTAGACCACCACATCTCGATGTAATCTGTTGGCAACAAATTGGCCCAAAAATTCCACGATGCCACTACATGGCCAGGCGTGCCGCCGTGCTGCGATGGCACAGACAAAAACGTGTTGCTTTGATCGATGTCGGTCCCGTTTTTCCTGAACCACAAGCTCACGTCCTGGTCGGACACGTCGCTGTTTTCAAATTGCGCGCTGAACTGGACGTTGTACACGCCAGCTCGATCGACCGTAATGCGTGACCCTGATGCAATTGAAACACCGCGGGATATGTCCGTGGTGTTGATGGTGATGGCCTTGGCTGTGTTGGCTGTATTGGTCTGATCCGTCGTGTCGTAGAACGAACCAATGCGAGCCGAGCGCGACCAATAAAATTCGCTGCCGTCAGGATCTTTGACCCCGACGATGTCGCCGGTTGTCTCATCGTACAACCAGGGAGCGCCAGCGTATTTTTGTCTGCTTGTCATTACGATGCAGCCATGTCGCCGTACAGCATAGTGGCGCGGTTATTGTTCTGCGCGTTTTCTGTTTGGCCAATCTCCATGTCTGTGATCTGCAAGCACACGCGAGTCTCTTGATCGCCGCCCTGCATTTGGTTTGCGCTGACTGATTTCACAACGCACTTGGCCGTGACCATCATTTCGCTGCCAACCTTGGGCAATGCTGTGATGCCAAGCTTTTCAAGTGAGCCGTCATCGAGATCAATGCTCAAGCCGTACGGATACTCCGGGCCTTGGTAATCGGTTGATGCAATTGCGCCGCCGTATTCTTTTGATTCTTCGGCGCTCATCTTCATGCTGACAAGTGACATGCTGTTCCCCTTATGAAAGTCGATTGAGTTTGAAAAGCGCGGATGAAAGCGCGGTGCAGATGCTGTCGATTTCGTTTTGAATGTGCGACTCGCTGCCCATCATGTTGCGATTCGATTCGACGTAGTCATAAATCTTTTGCACTTCAGCAGGCCAGTTCTTGCCGTCAACGCCTGCAAACGATAGACCCTGGCCAGAGCAGCCCATCCATGCTTCGGCCAGACCATCGGTTAGATCGTCCAGGTCACTGTATACGCCAAGCGCCGTGTGAGCCGCAAAGCTTCCAGGACCAGTCGTCATCAAGTGAACCTTGTGAATGATGACAACGGCCTCAAGCAATTTTGAAATGAATTCCGACGCAGCTTTTGCGTCGCCGTGTTCGCCGCCCGAATTACCGTACAGCAATGTTCCCTTTGTAGCCATGGTTTTTTCTCCTTAAACCTGTTGGGGCGACGGTGATCCGTAGCCGCTGAATTGATTCATGATGTCCATCAGCGCGTTGGTGCCATCGCCTGTCGGAGCGTTGCCAAGGTTGCGTGCTGTCTCTGACTGTTGATGCATGGCCGCGGCCTGCTCTTTTGCAGCCATTGCCTGATTGCGTGCCTGGCGAATCTTGGCCACTTGCTCGCCTGCAATGATCATGTTTGGATCAACGCCCAGCATGTCGCTGTATGCATCGGCCCATTGATCTGCATCGAACTTGTCGAGCACTTCAGGCTTGATGCCAGCAACAACACCAAGGTTGCCAACGAATCGATCAATGCTGTTGGTGCCAATGGCGCGCTGTGCCTGTGCAAGCATCGATACAAACTCGACGTTGAGGTCAACACCTTGCAGCTCTTTTGGAATTGGAGGCAATGCGTTTGCTTCGATCATGCGATTGAATGTTGTCTCAATCAAAGGATCGAGCAGCTCATTGTGCAAACGCTCGAGCACCGGTCCAAGCATGAGCAACTTCTCTTCGTGGCGCTCTGCCACTTCGGTTGCTGTCATGCGGGTGTCGGTTGCGTTGGCCAACATCAAAAACAGGTCTGCATAAAAACCACCACGAACGCGCTCGCGCACGTCCTGGATGTCCATCAGCAAGTGATTGAGATCGAGGTTGACTTCAAACGCGGTCTTGATGCCTGCGCTGTTGTTGCCGTCAATGAACGTGATGCCGCCCGGCAGTGTTTCCACGTCGCGGTTCTTCATGCTGGTTGGCACTTGAAGCGGCGGCTTGGTCTTGTAATCGATTGCCTGCGCTTTGCGTAGCTGCTCATGTTGTAGCTGCTTCACGTCGCCAAGCACTTCCATGCCAGGGCTGTTGCCGTAGATGTCACCGCCAGCCGTAGCCCAGCGTGGCACCAATGCGGGGAAGTCTCTGAACCCAGACTCGGACAAATACTTGTCGGGATTGCCGCCCACTTCAAAGTAGTAGCTGCCCCAGGCCATGTGCTTTGCGTCGCGCTTGGTGTGATCGCGATCGGCGCGTGGTTCAATGGCGTGAATCAATCTAATCCACTGATCAAGCGAACCGCGGTCGAACATGTTTTTAACGACCGTTGAACAGTTGTCGTACCCAAACTCTTTGACAATCTCCGCCACCGGCTTTTCAAATTCACGATACAGCGTACACACTTTGCCCTGGTAGTCAGTGGCAATGCAGTATTCGCCGACGGTCAGCGGGTAGTGGTGGATCACCGTGTCATAGCTTGGCAGCACGATTGATGCCGCGGTGCCAAACGCGCCCAGCTCTTCGTACATGCCATGCAATGCGCGATAGGTGTTTGACTTTTGAAACACCAACTGCATGCGCTTGGTCACGTCATCAAGCCACATCTTCACGGGCTGATAGCTGTTGAGCGTTGGGTCTGATGTGGCCAACCTGAACCAGGGGCGTGCAGGCGACGTGGCACCAGCCATCATGCCAGCGCCGAGCACGCGCAGTGCGCGAGTGCCGGTGTTGTCGTAGATGTTGTTGTGCCTGCGCCAGCCCTTGTCGCGATCCTGGACAAAGTAACGGCCATTTCGTGGCAGCAAGTAGGTTGTGATCTCTTGCCAGTGCGCCCACCAGGTAGCGCGCTCTGCCTTGAGTTGCCCCCAGCGCGTGAACAGTTTGTCACGCTTTGGAGCCTTCGGATGTGATTGCGCGTCGCTAG